ATCTATGCACATGCATAAGCATTCTGTAGGGATTGAAGTTTGTAATTATGGATATGTAACCAAAGGTAGATACCGTAAAGGTAATGCCTGGGTAGCAAAAGATCCTAGCAAATATTATAACTATGCCGGCGGTGAAGTGATTGCATCACATGTAACTACATTGCCAAAAGCATTTCGTGGTCATACAACATGGCATCGATATTCAGATAAACAATTACAAGTATTAAAAGATTGGATTCTGTTTATCGCAAATCGTGATAACATTGATATCCATAAAGGATTGATTGAAGAAGTTAAATCAAAAGGCGCAGCAGGTTTTGAATTCAATGAGAACGCCTATTATGGACGAGTTAAAGGAATGTGGACTCATACTAATACTAGAAAAGATAAAGTAGATATGTTTCCTCAGCCTGAACTCATTGACATGTTATTGAGTTTGTAAATTATGGAAAGTGTATTATTAGGAATACTCACGACCGTATTAGGTATCATTGGTACATTATCAGCTATATGGTTAAAATATTATCTCGAGAAAAAAGCTAAAGCACGAGAATGTGTTGTACAACGTACGGTTGATGAAGATAGTGAAATAATTGAACGATTGGAAGAACTTAAAGATGAGATTGGTGCAGACCGTATTTCTATATTTTCATTTCATAATGGCGGAGAATATTATTCTGGGCGTAGTATGCAAAAACTATCTTGTTCATATGAGGTTGTTCGGCCAGGAATTGCTAGACACCAAATGAGATTACAAAACGTTCCAGTATCAGCATGCTTATCGACTATTAAACATTTAATTGAACGTAAAGAATTTTTATGTTATGATGTAGATAAAGATTTTCCAGAATCTGGATGCAAAAGTTATTTAATTGAATACGGTGTTAAATCAACTTATCAATATGCTATTTTTGATTTGAATCGTAAAGCAATTGGAATATTACGAGCAGATTTTGTATTAGATAAAGAAAAAATAAATACTAAAGAAACAGATGCATTACGATATACTGCAATTAAACTTTCTGGTTATCTGATCGCACAAAAACATTAATATGAGTTATTTGAACGCAAACATTCCAACCATTACGTGTTTTATACGTAACGAATTTCTTTTTAATCATACTCAAGGCCATGATGAATATACATTGGTAGATGTACATTCCGTAGCATCAATACAGAAACGTGTTCCATTATTTGAAGCATTTTTAGAAAATGGAGTAAATTGGACTCGTCGTCCTATACATGCATTCTGTTGGAAACATGATGCTGAACGATTACCATTGACAGAACATATGTACTGGGATTGCTTTTCATCTTATATCGATGTACAGATACGTGAACGGCTGTCTGGGTTACGTGCTGATTTGATATCTATCACAGGAGTTAAACGTCAAGGCGTATACATGTTCACATTGGATTGGTCACATGAAAATCGTAACATGTTGGATACAAATTTCTCTGAAACGCCAGAACATAAATGCGGACATGTTTTCAAAATGGATAATGGCAACTATTTCATTTATCCTAACAATCGTATCATATGGATGGACAATGCTTGGACATATCATCGTATAGATAAGAATCCTGGATACAAAATTGATATGACAGTTTATTCAGTGGAAGGTAATGGTAAATACGAAACTGATTATAATTACATGACAAATTTTATAAAAAAAGATGAAAAAGATTTGGAAAATTGAAAAAGAGTTATTATATTTATGTAAATATTAAAAATAAAAGTTATGACCAACGAAAAAGAGTTTAAGTTTAAAGATGTAGAATTAGCAATTAACTTTAAAAAACTACCAATGTATGATCAAGAATACATTCGTACGATGTTTTATGAAACCGCATTAGACCGTTCAGTGAAATTTACTGGTATCGGTTTCAGCGAATTTTATCCCGGCGCTGCTAACTTTACAGTTTTTGATTCTGAACAAGCAATGCATAATGCAATGAGTGAATATGCTAATCCGTATAAGTATACAGCATCACATCGTTTAAATGGTAAAAAATATTTCTTAGCTTGGACATATGATTATAATAGAGCAAATGCAGTTCAACATATAAAAGAGTTATATTAATGGCTAAATTTCAATCAACAAAATTATTTGACGGTTACTCAACATGTTTTCGTCAATGGAAAGCAGAAGGAACTCATTGTAGATTTTTACATGGATATGCAGTATCATTCCGAGTATGGTTTGAAGGTGATCTAGATCATCGTAATTGGGTATGGGATTTTGGTGGTATGAAACGAGCAAAAAATCAAATTGATGGGATGTCTCCTAAAGATTATTTCGCATATCTACTAGACCATACTACCATCATTGCTGAAGATGATCCTCATTTAACTTTGTTTAAACAAATGAATGTAGAAGGTATTATACAATTGCGAATTTTACCTGCTACGGGATGTGAACGATTTGCAGAATTCTTATACCATACAATAAATGATTTTTTAGCAGTAGAAACAAATGGTAGAGTTAAAGCTACTAAAGTAGAAGTGTATGAACACGAACGAAACTCGGCAAGTTATGAACAATAATAAAGACCAAATGAAAGTAGAAGTTAATGAGATGGCAATAACTCAACAAATTAAAATTGCTTTAGAAAACTCCAACCTAAGTGTTGTAGTTACACCGATTATGTTTGATCCTAATGAATTTATACCAGTACTAGGTGTGTTAGTAAAAAACGAAGATTCTAGTTATACTAGAAAATATACAATAACGGTTAAACTAAATAACTAAACCATGAAGGATAATGAAGAAACATATATATCGCTTTTTGAATATTTAGGTAAAGGTTCTGGCGGATCGAACATCGGTCGAGAAGTAACAGCAGAAGCTGTTAAACAAGGCATTGAGATTAAATGGAGAATGTTACCGAAAGAAATTCAAAAACCAGAATACTCTCAAGTGCAATTATATCCTATATCATTTTTAGATGAATATTTTGCAACTAAGCCTGAGATGGATTTAACACCAATTGTACGACGATCTGCTTTAATACAAATATATCAGCGACTCGAAGAGCTAGAATTGAAAATTAAAGTTTTATTAGATAAATTAGAAACAAATGTTACCAATAGTAATGAGCACGATGACACAGATGAACTACCGTTTTGAACCACGGCCAGGAGATGTACGAATTTTTGATTATGATAAAGTTCTACCAATAGTCGAATTGTACAGATGCGTACAAAGCGAAGGCAGTAGATTTGGACGACCGACAATTGCAATCCGTACGACCGGATGTACGCACCGATGTTACTTCGGAGAAGGTGGATGGTGTGACAGTTGGTACACATCTATTCATCCAGAGAAAGGTAAATTCACATTCAATGATATCATTAAAATATACGATGAAAACCCTCATGTTAAAGAAATGATGATCACTGGCGGATCGCCTACAATGCATCCAGCATTGTTAAATGAATTGACTGTATTTGCACTGAAACGTGGCATTGTAACTACATTGGAAACCGAAGGTAGTCATTTCATTGAAACTACGTTGCCAATTGATCTTATTTCATTATCACCTAAATTCAATAATTCAATTCCTAAATTAGGAGCTATAACACCTCAAGGTGCAGTCGTTGATCAGAAAATGATTAACCAACATAACAAATTCAGACTGCATAAAGAAAACATTGCAAAGATGATTAAGTATCATCATAACTATCATTACAAACCAGTATGGGATGGTACAGAAGAAAATTTAAAAGAAATAGAAGATTTTCGTGTTGAACTTGGCATTCCAAAGCATAGAACATATATTATGCCAGCCGGTGATACAAGAGAAGAACTAATTAAAATGTATCCTATCGTATTTGAAATGGTCGCAGAACATGGTTATAATATGACCGGTAGAGACCATATCATTGCATATGATACTGAACGAGGAGTATAAAAAATAAAAAAAGGAAAACAATGCAAGAAACTTATGATTGGCAACCGATAGGTGACCTAGTTTTATTAAAAGAAATTGAAGCACCAACCAAATCAAAAGGTGGTTTGATATTATCAAATGCATCGACAGATTATGTGAAAGCTAAGGTAACGGCTGTCGGTCCTGGTCTGTTTACACATACGGGTGACAGGATTCCAATGACCGTTGCAGTCGGTGATATCGTAATGATTCATAAAAATCAAAGCGGTGAAAATAAAAAAGTTAAACTTAATGATGAATCATTTCTTTTAGTACATGAAGGTGATTTATCATTAAGATGCTTATGTTAAACAAATGTCTCGCGCGACACTAAATTAAAAGGAGTAAATATGGAAACATTAATTTTCGTTTTAGGTACACTCAGTGGTTTGGTGTTATTAGCGCTTGGCTACGCGGTAGTGGGTGTGATTAAGATTAACAAATTAACAAAATCACTACAACAACAAATCGAAGGAATTCATCGTGATGGATTTCGAGATATATGGCAAACTATAGATCAAAGGTCATCTGAAGTAGATCGTCGTTTTCATGAACTATTTATGGAAATGGACAAGCGTTGGAACGAATTGCATCACGAATTAAACAATCGATTTAGCGATGTAAATTCAGAAATCAATGAAACGCGAAGATATACTGATTCGCGATTAGACAAGATGATTGATAGTCTTACTAACAAAGACAGTAAAAACAAAAAAACTGTGGAAACAGTTTAATAATTAAAATTGTCGTGCGAGCATTTGTTTTATTGAAAAAGATTTTTTATATTTATTGAAATGAAAAAAAATATGACGAATAATAAATTTGAAATTGAACTAGTTAAACTAGGATATGCAAATGGCTCAGCCCCCGGGGCTCCTTTTACCAGAGATGAAAAAGATAAGATGATCCAAGAGGCTGCTGATGCATTTGGTAAGTTTTTAGATGCATTGAAATGTGATTGGCGTAATGATCCAAATTCGAGTGATACACCTCGCCGTGTTGCCAAAGCATATGTGAATGACTTATGGGCAGGTCGATATAATGGTACACCTGATATCACTGCATTTCCATCTGACGGATATGATGGTATGGTTTTTGAAGGAGGTATTCCGTTAACATCGATGTGTTCGCACCATCATCAAACCATAATGGGTCGTGTACATGTTGCATATATTCCAGGAGCTGATAGTAAAGTAATAGGTCTTTCCAAATTGAATAGACTAGTAGAGCACTTTGGAAGACGAGGCGCCATTCAAGAGCAATTAACTGTTGCAATTCATAATGCCATAGATACCATTATCAATGACAATAAAGGCGTTGCTGTTATGATAGAAGCTACTCATAACTGTGTACAATGTCGTGGTGTTAAGCATGGCGGTGCATCAATGAAGACATCTAAATTGACAGGTGCATTCAAAGAGAATGATGCTACTCGAGCAGAGTTTTATGAATTTGTAAAAGGTTATAACAACTAAGAATGTATCAAGCAATCGCGTATCATAAGAACACCAATACGGTGCATATCTGGGATGATCATAAAGGTCATATCAAATTAAAATATAAACCTTACGCATATCGTAAATCATCATATGGAAAGTATGTTGCATTAGATGGTACGTTAGTTGATAAGATTTTCGAATTTGACCCTCATGATAAAAATTTATATGAATCTGATATCAATCCAGAAACTCGTACATTAATTGATATGTACAAAGAATCGGATGATTCTTCAATAGGACATAGATTATTAACTATAGATATTGAGGTTGATATAGCTGACGGATTTCCTGTTCCAGAAACAGCAGAGCATGAGATAACATCGATTGCAATTTACGACCATGCCGGTGATAATCGGTATGTATGGATTTTAGATAAGGAAGGCGTTGTTGAGTCAACAACAAAGAACAATGTACAGATCATTAGTTGTAATGACGAGTATACATTGTTATCAAAATTCATGTCGACATATTATGAAGTACAGCCTACTATCATAACTGGATGGAACATTGACTTCTTTGATATTCCATATCTTTATAATCGATTAGTAAAAGTGCTAGGCGAAAGTACTGCCAGAACAATGTCACCTATCAAAGATGTTATCTGGCTGAAACATAGAAACCGCTATCGTATATCAGGCGTATCATGTCTTGACTATATGGCATTGTATAAAAACTTTACATATTCTCAGGAGTCAAGTTATTCATTAGAAGCTATATCTCAAAAAGAATTAGGTAAAGGTAAAATTAAATACGAAGGTTCATTAGATGATTTATTGAAGCGCGATATTCAAGCGTATATCGATTATAACATGAACGACGTCGACCTGGTAGTTGAGCTAGATAAAAAAATGAAACTTATTGATTTGGCTCGTGGCATATGTCATAAAGGTCATGTTCCGTATGAAGACTTTTTATTTGCTACTAGATATTTGGATGGCGCCGCTGTTACATATCTTAACCGCTTGAATCTGGTTGCTCCTAATCGAAAAGAACGAGATTCTGATGAGCCATTGGACTTGCTTGGAGCGTATGTTAAAGCCCCAAATCCGGGCCGTTACAAATGGGTATATGACCTTGACTTAACATCGCTATATCCTAGTATCATTATGACACTTGGAATTTCGCCCGAAACGAAAGTAACTAAATTAAATAACTTTGATGGTCAGAAATATATAAAGAATCATGAGGTTCGATATAGCGATGGCTGGAATGAATGGAAAGACAGTGAAGAACTACGTAGTTATTTAGAATCGAATCAATATTCGATTGCAGCTAATGGAGTCGTGTATGATACAAAGATTGTCGGATTTTTACCATCGATATTAAATAAATGGTTTGATGAACGCGTTGACTATAAGAACCTACGTAAAAAATATGAAAAAGAAGGCGATGAAGCTAAAGCAGAATATTATGATAGGATGCAGTTAGTAACCAAAATTCTTTTGAATTCATTTTATGGTGTACTTGGTAATCCAGGTTTCCGATTCTTTGATCCAGATAATGCAACAGCTATTACATCGACCGGCCAGCAATTAATTAAATTTACTGCTGATATAGGTAATCAGTATTATACAAAAGAACTTGGAGAACAAAAAGACTATTGTATTTATACAGATACCGATTCAACTTTCTTTTCATCGCTTCCAATCATACAAAAGCGATATCCTGGATTCGATGTTAAAGATGAAAAATGGATGGCTGAAAAAACTATTGAAGTTGCATCCGAAGTTCAGAATTTCATTAACAGAGCTTATGATATTTATGCTCAGCGATTTCATAATGTTGCAACTCATAGATTTGATATCAAACAAGAATTTGTAGCCAAAGCTGGTTTATGGATTGCAAAGAAACGGTATGCTCAGTGGCTGATCAATCAGGAAGGTCATACTATTTCAAAACTTGATGTGAAAGGATTAGATGTTGTAAGATCATCTTTCCCAGCAGCATTTCGTAAGTTCATGGCTGAAGTGTTGGAGGATATCTTAAATGATATTTCAAAAGAAGAATTAGATGAAAAGATACTCAACTTCAAAGAGTATATGAAGACGGTTGATATCATTTCAGTAATGTTTCCAATCGGTGTTAAAGATATAAAGAAACATTTATTTAGAGGACGTAAAGCATTTGATGCTCCATTGAAAGGAACGCCGGTCCATGTTAAGTCAGCAGTTAGTTATAATGATTTGTTGCAATATCATAACATCAAAAATATTCGTGAGATCATCGATGGTGAAAAAATAAAATGGACTTATCTTAAACAGAATTCATTTGGATTGCAACAAGTAGCTATCAAAGGTTCTGAAGATCCAGATGTTATTATGAATTTTGTTAAGCAACATATTGATTATGATAAAGTATTCAAATCAGCGTTTGAAAATAAGCTTAATGATTTCTATGGTGCATTGAATTGGGGTAGGGTTCCTGAGAATAATAATTTAGGAAAGTTTTTTGCATTTTAATTAGGACGTTTGAAAAATAGTTATTATATTAAATCAAAATTAAAAATATGTACGGAAAAAGTTATTGGTATGGTAAAGAGGTAGAAGGCAGATTGTCTGATATCGAAACGGTATTTGTAAGAGGAGCAGTACCAGATAATTATACAGAATATCCTCATATCTATTTTACAACTGAATATATTGAAATGTGTTGCGTGCATAACAATTGGAAAGAGATTCATAGTATTTTAGAAACTAAACAGTATGTAACAGTGGAAGCGAATGCTAAAACCTTTGAAAAGATTCCGATGTCTGTATTCAATAGAGCTCATATCATATATCGTATCGCCGATCCTAATGTTACTAAACTTAAAAAGACTGATACATTATCAATTGATGCTGGCTGGTATAGAGTGCATCAGATAATGAAATGCAACCTTATGGAAATTACTCCAGATGATTATAAATTTGATAGGATAGAACAATGAAAAGAAAATTATTTTATTTTGGCCTAGAGCCACTTAAAGCTCGTTATACATATCAGTTATGTAAAGAATGGATGCCAGCTACTTTTGAACCATACAAAGATCGTTTAGAGTTCATTGAAATTGAAGGAGAGTTCGATCCGGACCAAGAAATCAAAGTAGGCGCTGTATTAGATGCTATCGGTCGTGGTAAGTATAGTCTTAGTCAATGTGAAAAGTTTTTGCAAATGATTTATGATGGTACGGTACGCGATGGTGATATTATTTATCTGCAAGATTACTGGACACCTGGTTTAGATGCGATTTGGTATGCATTGGACTTATATAAAATCAACGTTAAAGTATATGCTATGTTACATGCACAATCAGTTGATGAATATGATTTCACATATCCAATGAGCAGTTGGATGCGTCATTATGAATTAGGTTTAGATAAACGAATGACAGGTATATTTGTTGGTTCAACGGTTCATAAAGAACAATTAAGAGCAGCCGGGTTTACATCGCCGATACATGTCGTATCATTACCAATTCATAAACAAGCTACATTAGCAAAATTGCCAATGTATACGCCAGACCGATTTAGTTGTAAACAAAATGTGGTTGTATATTCATCGCGATTTGACAAAGAGAAGAATCCATTTTTTATGCTCAAAGTAGCTAAAGAATTTTTGAAATTGAATCCGACTTGGGAATGGCATGTTACGACATCTGGAAAAGAGTTCCGGTCAATGTTACCTGGTGTTATTGATGCAATGAATACATTGGCATCAGAGGAGCCAAGATTCAAATTATTGAAAGGACTTACAAAAGAAGAATATTATACAGAATTAGCAACTTGCAGGATACAATTCAATACATCATTACAAGATTATGTGTCATGGACTGTCATCGAAGCAACTGCATTTGGTGCTGATATTGTATATCCAAATTTCAGATCATTTCCAGAATTTGTCGATGAGAATCGAATGTATAAAGCATTTGATTGGAGAGATGCAATATTAGTTATGAACAGATCAATATTGTCGCCTCGTAATCATTATGACATTGTAGAAAAATCTGATTTAGGTAGACGTATGGAAGGATATATCATTGCCAATGATTATTCAAATGAGATATGCGTTTGGCATGAGAGTGAATTATGTGAGGCATTATTAGAGACTGAAAAAGTAAATAGCAAACAATTGGAGTTTAATTTCGCATGAAAGATTTAATTTATTATCCTTCGTTATCTGCAGGTGGTTGTGCCGGCGACTTTAAAAATAATAAAGAAGTCAAGCCCGGCCTTACAAGTAGATTTTATTCAAAGGACTTTCCGGAAAGATGGAGACATCCGTATTTCCTTATTACAGCAGGTCACCATTACAAATGGGCGGATGCAAGACAACGTTATGGATTAGAGGATGACGTATTAGTGTTAGGAGATTCTGGAGGATTCCAGTTAGCTACTGGTGCGATCAAATGGGACCCGAAGTTTAAAGAAACTATTTTCAATTGGTTAGAAGCTAATTGTGACCTAGGAGTAAATTTAGATATTCCGCCTCGCGCTAAATACGATGGAAAATTTTATGAATGTTTGGATATTAGTTATGATAACTTCAAATACTTTTCAGAAAATCAAAGTGGTAAATGTAAATTCCTTAATGTGATACAAGGTAACAATGTTGATGAATATGAACATTGGTACAAGCGTGTTAAGGATTTTGATTTCAATGGTTGGTGTATTGGTGGTACTCAAAAACGTATTACAATGTTCTTTGCAGCATTAGCTCCAATGATTCGTAATAGAGAATTTGAAAATCCTCGTAATCAATTTGTACACGTATTAGGAATTTCAAAGATATCTGATTTCTTTATGTTGAGTTTCTTTCAGAAGATGTTGAACAAATATCATGGAGGAAGAATACAGGTATCAACGGATTCATCATCTCCAGGACAGTATCCTGTATATGGAACATATTTGCATTCACCTCAGTTAAATAAAATGGTGTTTACTCATTTGTATTTTCCAAAAGGAGAAAATCTTCCGTATAATCCAACTGATTTAGTTCCTAATCCATTTGGTCATCCAGTTAGTGAAGGATTTACATTCGGTGAGGTTTCAAACTACAAAGGTGATGTTACAATGAAAATGACATTGAATAATTTATTTGTTTACAATGAAACAGTTAAACAAGTAGAAGAAATTGTAAAATGTCATAATGAATTGCTTCAAACAGTTATCCCGGCAGATTTTTATAGTGTGTTAATGTCAATGGAAGAAATGTTTTTGAACCCAGACAATGCAATTAACATCTATGAAAAGAATGTTCAATTATACAACCGCTTTGGTGGCGGAACTAAGGATTTAGTAAATAATCAAGTTATAACACAATTTTTTGATCTAGGACAGTAAAATGAAAAAAGCAGACTTATTAAACTTTATTAATCGATATTATCTTGCAGGAGCAACTACATCGGTTAAATGGACGGCCGAAAACGGCCATGTAGAAACTAAATTTATTACAGATGACCAGAACGTTATTGGTTCGGTTGTATCTAGTCTAGATTTAGGAAGCAATGATTTAGGTGTTTATGCAACACCCCAATTAACTAAAATGTTATCGGCATTGGGTGAAGATATCAATGTTAAGGTTAATGCTATTGATACAAAATCAGTAAGCATCGATATTGATGATTCGGATGTTGATATGAAATTCATGTTAGCTGACTTATCTGTTATCCGGCAAGTACCTGAATTAAAGCAACTTCCAGATATGAGTGTTACAATTAATATCGATAAAGATTTTGTTGCTAAATTTATTAAAGCAAAAAATGCATTACCAGATACAGAAAATTTTGGTATTTCATGTAAGAATGGTCAAGTCGATATGATTATTAATTATTCATCAATTAATACAAACCGTATCAAATTCTCAATGCCATGTAATAGTGATTCATGTGCAGATATGGGAGTGACATGTTTTTCATCAAATTTGTTCAAAGAAATTCTTCAGGCAAATAAAGATTGCATATCTGGAACATTGGAAGTATCGGCAGCTGGATTAGCAAGAGTAGTATTCACCGGGCCATCATATACGTCGACATATTATTTAGTACAATTACAAACTGCATAATCATGAAAGTTAAATTCAAAAAGTTATCACCTAAAGCAGTAACACCTTCATATGCAAAAGAAGGAGATGCCGGTTTAGATATTACGTGTATTGGATATCAGATCGATAAAGAAAATAATTACATTGAATACTTTACTGGATTAGCTTTAGAAATTCCTAAAGGATATGTAGGATTGATATTTCCAAGATCATCGGTATCCAAAACGGATTTGCAATTGGCAAACTGTGTTGGTGTTGTTGATTCAGGATATCGTGGAGAAATTACATTTCGATATAAATTTCGTAAGGATGCATTTTTTGCATCATTAAAAAGATATCAAGAGGGTGATCGAATCGGGCAATTAATAATATTGCCATATCCTCAAATTGAGTTAGATGAAATTGGAGAATTGGCAGAATCAGAAAGAGGTGCTGGCGGTTATGGTTCAACAGGTAAATAAAACATATGTTTGGTAATCAAGAGAATACATTATGGGTTGAGAAGTTTCGACCTGGTACATTAGATGGATATGTCGGTAACGAGCATATCATTGAAAAGGTAAAGATATATCTTAAAAGCGGTGATGTGCCTCATTTATTATTTTATGGTAATGCTGGTACTGGTAAAACAACTTTAGCAAAAATCATTGCAAATAACGTCGATGCCGATGTAATGTACGTAAACGCATCAGATGAAAACAATATTGAAACGGTTAGGACTAAAATTAAAAATTTTGCATCAACTGTTGGATTCCGTCAATGGAAGATTGTGATATTAGATGAGGCAGATTATATGACTCCGAATGGTCAGGCAGCGCTGCGTAATCTAATGGAAACGTTTTCAAAAACAACTAGATTTATTTTAACGTGTAACTATGTTGAAAAAATTATCGATCCAATTCAATCACGATGCCAGACATTTGCAATTACACCTCCAAGCAAAAAAGAAGTTGCAAAACGTATTGTAGATATCTTAAATGAACAGCAGGTCGATTACAAGATGGAAGATGTGGCTACTATCATAAACGCAGGATATCCAGACATTAGACGTGTATTAAATTCATGTCAACGGCAAGTTATTGATAATAATTTGATCATTGATAAGGCTAGTCTTGTACAAGCCAATTATATGACTAAGGTATTGGACATATTAAAGAGTGATCAATCAGTTAAAGATTCATTTGCAAATATTAGACAGGTAATTGCTGACAGCAAAGTACAAGATTTTACGGCATTGTATAAGTTTTTATTTGATGAAATCGATAATTATGCTAAAGGGCATATTGGCCCAGTTATATTGATTTTAGCAGAGGCTCAATATCAAGATGCCTTTGCAGTAGATAAAGAGTTGCATGTCATGTCAATGATAGTTAAACTAGTAAGTGAACTTAAATAAAGGGAGTTATGTTAAGAAAAGAAAAAGGCGGAGAAGAAATCCCGCAATCAAAGATTCATTTGAATCCAGAAGATTTAGTAGATGTTGTTTGTGAAAATTGCGGAAGCCGTTATTTCAAGCAAGTAAATGCATTTAAGCGTATTTCAGCATTGGTATCACCGACAGGCAAGGAACAGATTATTCCTGTACCGACATTCCGTTGTGATGACTGCGGACACATCAATGATGAATTTGAACCAATTAAACAATCTAAATAGTTATGGCAAAGAAATTAGTTTTCAGTGAAGATGCTAGATTACAATTACTAGCAGGAGTAGATCAATTAGCAAAAGCCGTAAAGGCAACATTAGGACCAAAAGGTCGTACCGTAGTTTTAGAAAAAACATTTGGCCCACCTATCATTACAAAGGACGGCGTATCAGTTGCAAGAGAAATTGTTCTGCCAGATCCGATTGAGAATGCAGGAGCTCAGATGGTTAAAGAAGCTGCATCTAAAACAAATGATCAGGCAGGTGATGGAACAACAACTGCGACTGTGTTAGCACATGCCATTTTAATTGAGGCATATCGACGTATTGCCAATGGCGCAAATCCAATGGATCTTAAGCGTGGTATTGATATAGCTGTAAAAGATGTCGTTGAGTATCTAAATGAAGTCGCTGTTGAAGTTAAAGACAATAATGAAATTGCTCAGGTAGCTACTATCTCAGCAAACAATGATAAATCAATTGGCGATATGATTGCCGCGGCCATGGACCGAGTAGGTAAAGATGGAGTCATTACAGTTGAAGAAGGTAAAACTGCCGAAACCACATTAGAAATTGTGGAAGGTATGGAATTTGATAGAGGATATCTATCACCATATTTTGTTACAAATGAAAAAATGCAGGCAGAATTATCTAATCCGTTTATCTTGTTATATGAGAAACGTATTTCAGCTACGAAGGATGTTCTGTCATTGTTAGAATCTGTAATGCAAATGGATCGGTCAATTGTTATCATTGCAGAAGATATTGACGGCGAAGCATTATCGACATTAGTAGTAAATAAAGTGCGTGGCAATCTAAAAGTAGTTGCAGTAAAGGCACCTGGGTTTGGCGAAAAACGTTTAGCAATGTTAGAAGATATTGCAGTATTGACTGGTGCAACGGTTATAACAGAAAAGGTTGGATTATCATTAGATGATGTAACATTGGAGCATTTAGGTACATGTGAGAAGCTCATTGCTCATAAAGATAAAACGACTATTGTCAATGGATATGGAGATTCGGAAGATGTACAGATTCGTATTGAAGCATTGAAAAATGAAATTGAATCATGTCCATCAGATTACGATCGTGAAAAATTGCATGAGCGATTAGCTAAGATGATCGGAGGAGTTGCTGTAATTAAAATTGGCGCTGGTTCTGAAATTGAAATGAAAGAAAAGAAAGATAGGCTCGATGATGCATTAAATGCGACTAAAGCAGCAGTGCAAGAAGGAATTGTACCAGGCGGTGGAATTACATTATTGAAATATGGTAATGACCGAGTCGTCGAAGGTATAGAAAATGATGACCAAGCAGCTGGTGTTGACATTGTACGTAAAGCAGTGCAATCACCTTTCAATGCGATTATTGAAAACGCCGGATTAAATGCCGAAGTACTTCGAGATAAAATTGATTATCATAAAAATATTACTAATGTTGGATTTAATGCTCGTACAGGATATTTTGTAGATATGTTGGAAGAAGGTATTGTTGATCCAGTTAAAGTAACAAGAACAGCATTAGAAACAGCGGCCTCGGTTGCAGGAACAATGTTAACAACAGAATGTGTAGTAGTTGAAATACCAAACGAAAATGACAAAACCAGCAACAATATTTGATCATTTAGCAAACATTACATTTAAGAAAACATCTTGGGATTCATTGTCAGAAGCCGATCAGAAATCATTTAGTCCATATCTGATTAATCGTTGGTTGTCAATGAATCCTGATTTTATCGAACTGGTTGATATGTTTCAACAGTATACAATTGGACCGTTAGATAAAAAACATGTGTATCAATTGTATTGCGATTTTCTTCCAAAACAAAAATCGTTTGCTAAATATATCAAAGGTAAAAAAACAGATGAATATAACAAAGAACTAGTTGAATTCATCTCTAATCATTATATGATATCAAATCGAGAATCAAAACAATGTATTGATTTTTGGAAAGGAGTTGATAAACAAGGTCTGATTGATATTTTAAAGCGATATGGTAAAACAGAAACAGAAATAAAACAATGGCTAAAATAATTAAAGACAGTAAAGTAAAAGTTGAATTCAGTGAAAGAGTAGACCATCCAGAATACTATGGAGGAGATGAAAATCCGTATGAAGCAATAAAAGTTATTGAAGCATGGGATTTAGATTTCAATTTAGGAAACGCAGTTAAATACATATCGCGAGCAGGTAAGAAAAATCCAGATACTGAAGTTGAAGATTTGGAAAAGGCATTATGGTATTTACAGCGATCATTAGGTAAATTATCTAAAAAATAATTTGGTTCTTTGCAAAAGATTTATTATATTTATGTATGCATAAGTTGATAAAGTTTAATATTAGAGAGCCAAAATCCGGCGAGAAAAAAATATCATATTCGCAATTTGCAATGTATGAGAAATGTCCGAAGTCATGGGAATTGACATATATACAAGGACATAGGCAATTTTCTCAAAATATCAATACATTATTTGGTACAGCATTTCATGAGACGTTGCAGCATTATCTGACTATTATGTATACAGATAGTGTTAAAAAGGCTGATGAAATTGATCTAAATAAGTATCTGTTAGATAAAATGCAGACTTTGTATAAAACAGCAGTCGATGAAATGGGTGAACATTTTTCAAATAAATTTGAATTGATTGAATATTATGAAGACGGCGTTGCAATTCTTAATTATATCAAACGTAATCGCGGTAAGTATTTTTCTCCAAAAAATGAAGAATTGATCGGAATTGAGATTCCTATATATCATCCAGTCGGTGAAGATATGCCTATATTCATGTTAGGCTATTTAGATGTGGTTATACGAGATAAGCGAACCGATCGTAAAAAGATAATTGATATTAAGACTAGTAATCAAGGTTGGAACAAATATCAGAAAGCTGATAAAACAAAAGCATCTCAGTTAGTGTTATACAAAGAATATTATGCTAAGCAGTTCGGTTGGGACCCAGAAAAGATTGATATAGTTTACATGATCGTTAAACGTAAATTGATTGAAGGTGCAATGTTTCCTCAAAAGCGAGTACAAGAATTTATTCCAGCAAGCGGTAAACCAACTCGTAATAAACTAAACGAATCGATCAAAAGCTTTGTTAATTCTTCTTTCAAAGAAGATGGTACATATAATGATCAAAGAGAATATCCAGCAATCGCTGGTAAAGGTAAGAAGAACTGCAAATATTGTGAATTTGCAAACAAAGAAGATTTATGTCCAAAGGCCAAACGAATTTGTGTATGAAAATTGCAATCATTGGAAGTCGTACATATGAAAACGCGCGTAAAGTAAAAACATTACTTTCAGATTTGAAACGTCGATTTGGTAATGAATTGACAGTTATATCAGGAGGATGTCCAGACGGTGCTGATAAATATGTTAAAAAATTTTCTATTGAATTTGAAATAGATTACAAAGAATATAATCTAGCTCATACACCAAAAAATTTATATAGTGCAATGTCAGAACATTATTATGGTAAACCATATCATGTATCTCAATTTCATCATCGTAACAATTTAATTGCAAAAAATTGTGATATGATGATTGCATTGATACCAGAAGGAGAAAATGCTAAAGGCTCTGAAAGTGCAATTCAATCAGCCCAAAAGCATAATAAAAAAGTAGTTATACTAACTTAATTACATATTTATATTAAAGTTACAAGGAGTAAAATGCAACCAATACAGTTACCAAAACTTCGGAAGATTGATCCGAACAGACCAAAGAAAAAGAAAATCTTATTATTATCAGATGATTTGCGAATGCATTCTGGAATTGCTACAATGTCACGTGAATTTGTCATAGGCACTGCGCATGAATACGATTGGGTGCAATTAGGGGCAGCTATTAAACATCCAGATGAAGGTAAGGTATTTGATATTTCAGCTGATGTAAATAAAGAAGCTGGAATTGATCATGCATCTGTTAAAATTTATGCATGTTCAGGTTATGGCAATCCGCAGATATTACAGCAAGTAATGAATGCAGAACAACCAGATGCAATATTGCATTTTACAGATCCACGTTTTTGGATTTGGTTGTATCAGATAGAACATACCATTCGTCAACATATTCCAATCATGTATTACAATATTTGGGATGACCTGCCATATCCATTTTGGAATGAATCATATTATGAGTCATGTGATTTGATAATGAACATTTCAAGACAAACGCAGAACATAGTTAAGAATGTATTGAGAAAACATCCAAAGCCGGATTGGGCAGTACAATGGGTACCACATGGTGTTAGTTCAAATAGATTTTTCCCTATCACAGAAACACATCCTCAATGGGCAGAATATAACACGTTTGTTAGCAATTTTAATAATGGCGTACGTCCAGAATTCATTTTATTTTGGAACAACAGAAATATTAGACGTAAACAACCAGGCGATGTAATTCTAGCATATAAACATTTTTGCGATCAGCTCACGCCAGAAGAGGCAAAGAAATGTGTGCTGTTTATGCATACTCAACCAATAGATGAAAATGGTACTGACTTGTTTGCAGTGAAAGAAGCTGTATGTCCTAACTATACAGTTATATTCAGTACGAATCCTGTAGATGCTAAGACATTGAATTTTTATTATAACATCGCAGACGTGACAATTAACATAGCATCAAATGAAGGATTTGGTATTTCATGGTGTGAATCGTTGCATGCAGGTACACCTATTATTAATAATGTAACCGGTGGTTTGCAAGACGGATGTCGATTCCAAGATGATAAAGGTGAATGGATTGAATTTACAACCGAGTTCCCTACTAATCATGCTGGTACATATACTGAACATGCACCGTGGACAATACCTGTATACCCCTCAAACCGTTCATTACAAGGTTCTCCAATGACTCCGTATATATTTGATGACCGCGTAGACTTTAAAGAAGTAGGTGATGCCGTTTATACATGGTGGAAGCAATCACGTGAAGACCGTAAAAGTAAAGGTATGCAAGGACATTTATGGGTTAATGGTACGGAGTCTAATATGTCAGCTAAAAGAATGTCCGATCGATTCATTGAATGTATCAGTGAATGTTTAGAGAAATGGACACCGAGAGAAAAATTTGCATTATATAAAGTCGAACGTAAACAAACAATTGAAACCCCAGGAGTAATATGAAACCATTTATAGTTGTACAAGGACCGGTAGCTACGAGATCCGGATATGGTAACCATACTAGAGATCTAGTATTAAGTTTAATCAAATCAGATAAATATGATATACAAATTGTATCACTGCCATGGGGTAACACTCCGACAAATGCATTGAAATCTGATAATACAGACCATAAAATGATTTTAGATCGCATTGCTACTCAAAACATTAATCGTCAACCAGATGTATTTATTCAGGTGTCTGTGCCTAATGAGTTTCAGCGATTGGGTAAATATAACATTGGAGTCACTGCTGGTATTGAAACCAATCAAGTATCGCCAGAGTTTATAGATGGTTGCAATCGTATGGATCTGATCATCACAACATCAGAACATTCAAAGCAAGGTTTCATTCAATGCACGTATGACAAAATGGATTCTAAAACCAATCAAAAAATTGGTACATTGCAATTAGATAAACCTGTTGAAGTTTTATTTGAAGGACTAGATACTGCTATATATAAACATACAACCAAAATTCATGACTCAATAAATGAACAGTTATCTCAAGTCAAAGAAAATTTTGCATTTCTATTTGTCGGACATTGGTTGCGTGGTGATTTAGGTCATGACCGAAAAGATGTAGGTATGTTGATTAAAACATTCGCCGAGACATTTAAGAACAAGGCAAGTCATAATAAACCTGCGTTAGTATTGAAAACAAGTCACGCAGGGTTTTCGATTATGGACAGAGATGAAATTTTGAAGAAAATTCAGATATTGTTAGAGCCATATGGAACTAAAGCACCTAGCGTATATTTGTTACATGGAGATTTGACAGATGAAGAAATGAATTCATTGTATAATCATTCCAAGATAAAAGCTATGGTTTCATTTACTAAAGGCGAAGGATTCGGTCGACCATTATTAGAGTTTACAGCAACTGGTAAACCGGTTATTGCTTCTGGATGGTCTGGTCATATAGATTTTCTGAAACATTCAATATTATTGCCTGGCGACTTGGCAGATGTACATCCATCCGCGGCAGATCAGTTTTTACTGAAAGGTTCAAAGTGGTTTACTGTTAACTATCAATATGCAATGCATGTACTTAAAGATGTGGTGGAAAACTATAAAGATTATCTACAATCGGCGAAACAGCAATCTAAATATAGCATTCAGAATTTCAATTTGGAAGCGATGGATACATTGTTTTGCCAGTATGTTGATAAAGGATTAGCCGGCGTACCAAAACAAATCGAATTGAAATTACCGGCATTGAAAAAGCCAGCTGCATCAGCACCTACTATTACATTACCAAAACTAAAAAAGGTTAACGCATGAACTTAAAATTAGAATATGACGAGAAATCGCCAATGACAGGTAATCAATGTGTACTCATTGAAACCGATGAAATGACCGGTCTAGAATCATACATATGTATGGAATCCGGATTTACAACTCATGAGAAACTAACTATAGGATCTGAGTTTGTTCAAGCATATGAAGAAAATCTCACTCAGTTAATGCGCGACGTTAAATTTGTTGATGAAGAACGAGGCCTCATATGGTACCCATCATTCATTCAGATTCCTGGTGTAGGAATGTTATATACAATTGGAACTAATAAATCTGATATGGAATGGCAGGTTGCTCGAGTAGTTGATATCGTCGGCGAAGAAAGATTGCAGTATCCTATTCCAGGTAAAGAAAATGAATATTTTACAAGTCGTCTCGATGTTGAAAATGCATTAACATTTGATTCATCGCAATTTGAAAACGCATTAGATCTGTTATATACGTATATGGCAGAGTTAATGTCTAATACGGAAGCCTAATGAAAATAAGTTATGCAGTAACGGTATGTAATGAGTTCATTGAAATCCAACGGCTCATTACATTTCTTTTGCAACATAAAAGGCCCCAAGATGAGATCGTAGTGCAGATGGATTTGACTCTTGATGATATTAAAAATCATCCAGAAGATAAACGTCAAGTACATTCATATCTTATGAAACATAATGCACAAGGTAATATTCGACTTGCATTTTGTCCATTAAATAATGATTTTGCCGCATTTAAAAATAATTTAACTCAGCATTGTACCGGCGATTATATTTTTCAAATTGATGCCGATGAAATACCATGTACACCGATATTAGAATCATTGCCAGATATATTACAAGGAAATCCTGACGTCGATGTATATCTAGTTCCGAGAGTTAATACAGTAGAAGGCATGAATCAAGATCATATGCAACAATGGGGTTGGAATGTAAATGCTGAAGGATGGGTGAATTGGCCAGATTATCAATGGCGAATATATCGCAATGATGGTACAGTTACATGGAAAAACCGAGTACATGAAGTACTGCAAGGTTTTAAGAAATATGCAACTTTGCCAATGGAAGAAGATTATTCGCTATATCATCCAAAAACAATTGAACGTCAAATAAAACAAAATCAATATTACAATACATTATGATCAAAATAAAACTTATTGAATATGATAAGCATCGAAATGAGATTGCATTCCGACCTTATATGTTTGCACGATCATTATTTAACGATGTAGGTATTGAATTTGTTACTGACAGTGATTCATATGATTTTGCATTTATTGCCCAAGCTAGTTTTATTGATAAGCAAATTGAATTAGAAAAATCGATAGAACAAGGAATTAAATTTGTCAGTGGATTTGGAAAGAATGTATTTTTATTAGACGGTCAGGATTCGCATTCATTGATTGGTACGGTTGAAGTGCTAAAAAATACAGATGTTTTGGTAATGTTTAAAAATACATTATTAAAAGATATATCATTGTATAAGCAAGGATGGGTTAACGGAAGAATGTATTGGGGAACTGGTGACTATTGTGTACCATACATTGACGAAGTTATAGATCGGATCAAATTGAGCGGTACTAACTGGTTATCGACGATTCAACCGACATGGCATCAATATGATACAAATAAACCATATGATGTTTCTTGCATGTTTAGTTGGGGTGATGCAGAAAATTATGAATATAAAAAATTAACATCGACATATTACGATGACCATCGCCGCAGATTATTAGACAGATTATCAAATACATCATTTAATATAGTTAAGCGAGATAGAGGTATACGTATACCTCAGCAACAATTTTATCAAAATATGTATGATTCAAAAATTGTAATGGCGCCTATAGGATATGGAGAAATGGCTGTTAGAGATATCGAAGCAGCAAGTTTTGGAAGCGTACTAATTAAACCGGACATGTCACATTTACAATCATATCCAAATATATATGAAGATGGAAAAACATATATTTCTTGTATGTATGATTGGTCTGATGTTGAAGAAAAGATTGAATACGTTTTATCAAATTATATTGAATTACAACCACTATTAACTGAAAATATGAGAAAAGCGTATCAAGAACAATATTCAGCTGAAAATTTAGTTAGACATTTTTATAAACAATTATTAACAATAGAAGGAATAGGAACATGAGAATAACTAATATTGATACGATGAGCGCGTATTTTGATAGGCTAATAACAGAAAATATAAAATTATACTTTTTTGAAAAAGATATGTTGCTAGAAAAAGTAGAACATCAGCGTATAATAATCACAGAAATTAAACAAAAAATATCTGAACTTTTTCTTGAAATATTGAAAAATAATCAATATAATTATGTAGAGGAATATAGAACGTTTGATGAAACTAGTATTATCGAAGAGTTAGAGGATTTGATTCGAAATGATATTAACATTGGCGAGGCGGATAGAGCTCGATTAGAAGAAACTAAAAAAGAACATCCTAGTTTAGACCGTATGGTAGTAAATGAAAAACGATTACGAAAAGCTAACGAAGGCCGTGCTAGAAATAAGAACAATATTGACAGTATTTTTAAAAGTCAATTTAAAAAAAAATAAAAATATGATTACACAAGAAGAAAAAGAGAAGTTAGGTGTATTTGATACAATCGAAGAAATGTTCGATTTTATAAGTTCACCATCGTCAGTGTCAAAAGTGTCAAACCAAAAAGGAAAAAATTCTATACAATGGATAGGTCATTATATGAATGTACTTAAAGAATTGTCAGAAAATTGTGATACGATTATTGAATTAGGTATTAACGAAGTGAATTCGACATGGGCCTTTATGATGAATCGTCCTAAAAAAATTACATGTGTAGACTTACAGTTAAAGACGGAACATAGAAAACATTTATATCACACAACCCCACATTTATGTAATCCATGGTTAGATAAAGCTATAGAATTAGCAAAACAAGAAAATATTGAATTAGTTATAATAGAAGGCGATTCTAGAAAAGTAGATTTAGAGCCAGCTGATATGATGTTTATCGATACTGAACATACGTATGAATGTCTTAAACAAGAATTAACACTTCATGGGCCTAAAATTAAAAAATATATTGCAATTCATGACACGGAATTATATCCTGAAGAATTAGTAGCTATTGAAGAATTTATCGCTGAAAACCCGGACTGGAGTATTAAAATGAAATATACTTCAAAACCAGGATTAACTATATTAGAAAATAAAAAGCAAATTTAAGTACTATGAAAGTATTAATTACAGGCGTAGCTGGCTTATTAGGTAGTAGATTAGCAGACTGGCTAATAAAAAATAAACCAGAATACCAAGTTATCGGAGTCGACGATCTATCAGGCGGATATATAGAAAATATACATCCAGATGTTATATTTTATAAAATTGATGCGAAGGATATTACTTTACGGTCAATATTTGATACACATAGGCCAGACTATGTATTTCATTTAGCTGCATATGCTGCCGAAGGCCTTTCTCCTTTTATACGTATATTTAACTATCAAAATAACTTAGTAGCTACAGCTAATATAGTTAACGAATGTATACGGCATGATGTGAAACGTTTAGTTTTTACATCTACTATGGCAGTTTATGGCCATGGCGAAGGAGGATTATTTCATGAAGATATGCATCGTAATCCGATTGATCCGTATGGTGTTGCAAAAGCTGCATGTGAACGCGACATTGAAATTGCTAATGAACAACATGGATTAGATTATTGTATTATACGTCCACATAATGTATATGGTGCAAAGCAGAACATATGGGATAAGTATCGTAACGTATTAGGTATATGGATGTATTATAGTTTAAATGATCAACCTATTACAATTTTCGGAGATGGTACGCAACAGCGAGCATTTAGTTACATCGATGATAGTTTAGAGCCATTATGGAATGCAGCTATCGAGCCGAAGGCATCTAAACAAATTATTAATTTAGGTGGTATTCACGAATATACAATTAATGAAGCAGCTGATACATTAATAGATGTTATGGGAGGCGGTACTAAAATACATTTAGAAGGCCGTCATGAGGTACATACTGCAATACCTAGTTATCAAAAATCGGTTGATTTATTAGGATTTCAACATAAGACAGACCTTAAAGAAGGATTGATTAAGATGTGGCAATGGGCACAGCAACAACCTAACCGAGAACGTTTCATATGGTCCGATTATGAATTAGATAATGGTATATATTCGTTTTGGAAGGCATGATATGAAAAAAATAGGAATTATAGGTCAAGGATTTGTGGGTACTGCTGTTAAAGAGGGAATGAAAAATTTTTTCGATGTACGTACATATGATATTAACGGAAACTGTAACGAAACTAGTCTAGAGAATTTAATTCTCAATGTAAATGAAACTTTTTTGTGCCTACCGACACCGATGCATAGTAGCGGTCAATGTGATTTATCAATTGTAAAAAATTGTTTAATGCAGATATCGACTATTGTTTCTTTTCATAACAAAAAAAACTTTATTGTTATTATTAAATCGACAATACCACCTGGCACGACTGAACAACTAAATCGCGAATATCCAGCATTTAACATAGCATTTAATCCAGAATTTTTAACTGAGGCAAATGCTAATGAAGATTTTAAAAATCAAAATAGAATAATCATTGGAGCAGATAAAGACTGTTCATCGCGAGTAAGACAAATATTCGTTAAAGCTTTTCCGAAAGTTCCTATCATCAAAACATCCTCAACTATCGCAGAAACTATTAAGTATGTTACCAATACATTCTTAGCTATGAAGGTTTCTTATGCAAACGAAATTTACCAGTTATGTGAAAAATTAGGCGTTGATTATGATAAAGTAATTGAATATGCAAGATACGATGACCGTTTAGGCAATTCACATTGGTCAGTTCCAGGACCGGATGGCGATTTTGGTTTTGGTGGGCATTGTTTTCCAAAAGATTTAGCTGCTTTAGCTTATATTGCTAATCAACTTGACGTCGATAGAACAATGCTAGTAGCAGCAATGACAAAAAACATATTAGTTCGTACAGATTTTGATTGGACAAGACAAATTGGCCGAGCTGTTTCAAAAGAAGATACTAATCAATGAAAAAGATAGTAATTATTCCATGTTTTGCAGAATCGCATTTTACTGAACTGCAGATCGATAATTTAGTCAACACTATATCACCGGATATTATCATATACAATGAAGGATTATTTCCAACAGGGCCAGAAGGTAAAGGTGGTGTTGATAATGAGTTTAAACGCGAGTTTTGTTTTGAAGATACTAATTTAGCTTGGGATACATTAGAATTGCAAACAAAAATATGTAATGCTCAGCAGAAATATCCTAATATACGTATCATATGGAATCGCATGACATATGAAAATATACATGATCCGAATGAGTGTTATGTAAAAGCTGTTTCTAATTTTGAGATGTTTGGTATTACTGTCGAACCTGGAGATTTGATATTTCCATTAGAAGGGGATGTATTCTTTCATATTAATGATATAGCGTTACTTGACAGTTACATAAAAACTCTTACTAACGATAGTGGGTTACAGGCTCCGTATTTAGATTTTATTGAAAATCAACATTATGTTGAGGCTGAAAGTTTAGATGAAACGCGTATACATAAACGTAGGATTGTTATAAAATTTGGTACATGGGATTATTACAAAAATATAGTAAGTAACTTTACTAGTCAAAAGTATCCACGATTAGAACTGTTTCCTAGATACGTATTTCATTATGCATGGTGGCGTCCTGGCAAGTATAAAGATCTTAGATTTAGACAACTCATACGGCCTGATCATTATTCAAACGCTGTTCGACAAGCTTTATCACAGGCACAGGAAAATCGTTTAGATAAAATTATAATACGACCAGATAGACATGAAGATGACTTACTGCGATATATAGTACGTATCGATATCGATCATCCAATAGAAATAAAACAACATAATAATTTCATATGATAAACAACTATTACTCGCATTACTGCGAACAAAAATCAGATATTAATGAGCATATGCCGACATTATATCAACATGCATCAGAATGCAGACATATTACAGAAATGGGAGTTCGATCAGTAGTATCGACTTGGGCATTTCTAAAAGGTAAACCGGACCGACTTATTTGTTATGATATAATACGATCGAATAATATCGATGTGGCTATATCAGCTGCTAGCAAAGACGGAATTGAGTTGGAATTTCATCAAAAAGATGTATTGGCAGTAGAAATAGAAGAAACAGATTTATTGTTTATTGATACATTACATCAACATGATCAATTAACTCAGGAATTAAAATTACATGCAGATAAAGTACGTAAATATATTATCTTCCATGATACTTCTAAATTTGCGTATACAGATGAAGTCACAGGTAACACCGGCGGCCTTTGGCCTGTAGTTGAGATGTTTTTATCTGAGCATCCTGAATGGCAGTTAAAAGAAAGATATACAAACAATAACGGATTAACTATAATACAACGAAATGATTAACTTAGCACAACAAATAATTAACAATAAACTTACTAAAGTTACGTTAGAACGATTCGAGACGATAATTCGCCATCGCGATAATATTAAATTACTAGACGGAGACATTATTGAATGCGGTGTATGGAAAGGTGGAATGGGAATATTCCTGCGAAAGATGTTTGCTGACAAAAGATTATGGCTAGCCGATAGTTTTTCAGGATTTCAAGATCCGATCAAAGCTAAATATAATTTCGCCGGCGAAAGTCATAAGTTAGGTGGAATGACTGTACCGTATAAAGATGTAATTAATGCATTTAATGCTATGGGAGTTGAATCAGATAATATTGATTTTTTAGTTGGTTATGTAAATGATACTTTACCTAAAGCTAATATACAACGATTGAGTTTACTGAGAATCGATGTAGATGCGTATTCAGCTACCATGGAAGTATTAGAGCACTTATACGATAAAGTTGTAACGAATGGCTATATTATTTTCGATGATACATGTTTAATAGAAACTCGTCATGCAATAAACGATTTTTTCACTGCCCGCGGTATTGATATTAAACTACGACATCCAGCAACTGATCAAATTATAAAGTTTGAGTTGAACAATATGCCATGCGGGTGTTATATGATAAAGGAATAAATGAAAACATTAGCAGTAATATATAATCATAATATGCCAGAGATTACAGATTCTCTCTGGGAAAGTTTAAAGCCGTATGAACGTGATGATTACGATTTAATTTTAATTGATAATGGATCGCGTGATGATCGTAAAAGTAAATATACTACGCACGAGACAGGACAGAATACATATTTTGGTGGAGCTTTGAATATTGCATTACAGTTCTTTAAAGAGTCTGGTAAATATGATAGTTTGTTATCGCTTAATAACGATTTGATCCTGCAAGGGCCAAATTTTATAAAAACGTTACGCGATGAAATGTTTAAGGGAGAATATAAAATTGTATCGCCATGTGTACTACAAGTAAATAATCAATGCAAATGGAAATACATGCATTGTTGGAATACTAACGGTACGCGCGATGTAAAATGGGTAGATTTTCAAGCTCCATTATTACATAAAGACTTTATTGACCATGTACAACAGTTTCCGGATGAATTAATATACGGATGGGGTCAAGATGTATTATCAGGTATTATTTGTGAGCAACAAGGGTGGAAAGTCGGAGTAGTGGATCGTTGTCCGTTAATTCATCATTCAGCCCAAACATATAAAGCTGGAGCTAGTGACATTGATTTAACAACATATTGTTATAATGCAGAAACAAATATGTTTAAATATTTTGAAAATTCCAATTTAATTGGTATATTCAATGAGTATAGAAATTTATCAATAAACTATTCAATATGAGTCGTAACCTAGTAGTAATTCCGTCGATGTCCGGTGATGTTGATAATTCGTGTGAAGAATATTGTGTATCAACCTGGAGATATTGGTGTAATAAACATGATATCGATTTAATTGTTCTGAATGAGCCAATTGCCAATACTAAATATACAAAACCAACATGGCAGCGATGGTATATATGGGACATATTAAACACTAATGAAATGAAATATGATAAAGTTTTATTAGTTGATGTTGATACCATGATACATTGGAATAGTCCTAATATATTTGATGAGGTTACTGATGAAATAGGAGTATGCGTTGATAATGATAACATTGGTTGGGTCATTGAAAGTATAAATGGTTATAAGCATATGTTTACGACTATCGTAGACTGGCCTGATTATTTTAATTGTGGTATGGTCTTGTTATCATCGTCATCAAAAGCTTTTTGTAAAGAAATAACTCATTTTTGGGAAACTAATCACGAAAAATTAGTTGAACTGCAATCAACTTTAAGTAAAGGTACAGATCAGACGCCAGTAAATTACATTGCAAAAAAATATAAATTAAAATATCTTTCGAAAAAATGGAATTTAACACATCTAAATCGAAAAGAAATATTGAATAATGCGATGTTTATTGATTGTGGATATATTTGGCATTTTAATGGATTTGATAAATCAATGAGAACATCGATTATGCAACAGACATGGAATATAATAAAACAACATTATGAGTAAAACTAAATTTGCAATAGGATGTTTAGTTCAATGGTATGAATGCGACATCATCAATGAATATATTGAAACGCTTAAAGAAGCAATTGATCAATATGATGGTGAAGTAATTGTAGACATTAACATTATAACCGATGAGACTTTGGAAAAGTGTATTTCTCGAGAACAGCATGATAAATGTATACTAAAAATTAGTTCTATCATAGGTACGCCGGTGCCTAAAAATTGGAATGTCAATGTCATTGGATATTTACATACAATTGCTGATTATCGGCGAGAATTTAATGAGTCATATTGCGATACTGCCGATGTATTAATATGGGGTGAATCTGATATGTTAGTACCAAAACAAATGTTTCGAGTATTAGATCTGTTACATCAAAATGTTAATACACCTAAATATATAGCTACATTTGGAATTTGTAAAATGTGGGATGATACATGGAAACCATTAGAACATCCAGAGTTTACAGATAAACCTTTTATTACTGGCGATACCAAGAATTGGTGGAGTATACCATATACAATGACCAAAGATGAAATGAATTCATTCAATGATAAAATTGAACCACTAGAAGTAACGCAGATAACACCTCATAAATTTAATGGATGTGGTTTGGTAATATCATCAGAGGTAATTCGATCTGGTGTTAATATTCCTAAATCAGTTTTCTTTGTACATGAAGATACTGCATTTATGTTGATGATTCGTAAAGTGTTAGGCGATATACCACAATACCATATAAGAAATATTCTTGTTGTACATAATCGCAAACATCCAAATAAACGTATGTATGTACAAGGAGAACAAATATATGAGAACAATGATATAGATGCTAAACGTAAATTACATGCATGGTATTCAAAAGCTAATAAGCTTTGTTCTGATAATTGTTATAATTTATTTAATGCAAATTTTAAATCATATACTTGGCAAGATGTTTGGAACTAATATGAAAATTTACTATAGAATATCAGATGGCGGATATGCTAAAATCAAACCTCCATATATTAATAACGAAAATTGTTTACGTAATTTTATTAAAGAATTTACTGCTAATGAACTAGTAGTGATTGCTGACAATGTATGTGAGTCGACTATGAATATGATACGAACATACGTTAATGATTCGCAAATCATATCATGTAATATTGGTAATGGTGCTGGTACATTTACATTATCGTATGATTTAGCATTGAAAGAACCAGATGATACAATAATCTATTTTGTTGAAAATGATTATTTACATAAACCAAACTCGAAAAAAATATTACTCGAGGGCTTTACATTATCAACAGATTATGTAACGTTATATGATCATCCGGATAAATACATGTTACGCGAAAACGGCGGAAATAAATTTTGTGAAGAAGGTTCAGAACTAACTCGCGTATATGCAACTGATTCAACACATTGGAAATTGACAAATTCGACGACAATGACATTTGCAGCTCGTGTTAGTACATTAAAGGATGATGAATTAATAATTCGCAAATATACATGTGGTATACATCCAGAAAATGGAGAGATGACAGGCCATCCATATGATTTTTCAATGTTTATTGAATTAAATAAAAAAGGAAAAGCGCTTATAAGTCCTTTGCCGGGGTATTCAACTCATGGCGAATCGCGCTGGCTTACAAACTTTACAGATTGGGAGACTATTTCAAATGAATCATAAAATAACAACTTGCATATCTACGAATAACAATTTAGAATATCTTAAACTAGCAGTACATTCCGTTAGACGTAATGCATATTATAATGATCAGCCTATCATTGTATACGCTGAAAATTGTACAGATGGTACTAATGAATGGTTATCAGATAATGCCAAATCATTAAATGTAAGGTACCTTATCGAACATAACACAAAGCCAAAAGGTATTGGTGGAGGTATGAATAATTGTGTACACTTAGCAGAAACTGAATTCGTAAATATCATTCATTCAGACATGTGGATTGCACCTAATCAGGATTTGGAACTATTGAAATTATATGAAGACGGGGCTGAAAAATTAATTGCATCGTCATTCAGAATACAGCCAAAAATATTTCCAGGCGATCCAGACTACAGGCCAGGTACGGTATTTGTGCCTGTGGATGAATTTGGTGCATATCATAACGATTTCAATTTTGATATGTTCGATGAGTATGCAGTAGAGTTTTCATCTATCAATGATGTGACAGTGCGAAAAGGCGGCGGGGCTGGATTTTTCTGTAGACGTCAAGACTTCATTGATATTGGCGGTAACGATCCTTTGTTTGCACCAGCTAGCTGGGAAGATATGGACTTGTTTATACGTATGCAGTTAGAAGGATATGAATTTAAAATGACATCTAAATCATTGGTATGGCATTTTTCAGCTCGAGGTAGCCATTTTCGTGATGAAGCAAAAGATAATTTTAATTCAAAATCGAATCGGCAGCAGGAAGCTGAAAATAATAACATTCAGAAATTTATCACTAAATGGGGAAGATTGCCAGATCATGATGACCATACTTTTGTAAAACCAATTTATAACAAAAACGTTCCTACAAAACTTGTTTTTACAAAAAATATTTAATATATTAAGAGTATGAGAGGTAAAAAAATTTTTATAACAGGCGGTGCTGGATATTTAGGAAAGCATTTAGTCAAACGATATTATGCAGATAATGAAATTACTGTTTATAGTCGAGATGAAGCTAAACACTATTATTTAAAGAAAGAATTTCCTAATATTAATTGTGTAGTCGGTGATATACGTAATTATGATTTAATGAAACGTGCATCTGCCGGCCATGATATTGGAATCTTCGCTGCATCATTAAAACAAATAGAAGCTGTCGATCAAAACGTTGAAGAAAGTGTTCGGGTGATAATAGACGGTGCAATTAATTCTCGACGAGTTGCTGAAGAGAATAATTTTGAAGCAGCGTGTTTTATATCATCAGATAAATCTCGAGCAGCTACTACATTATACGGTTCGATGAAGTTTGTAGCTGGCGAATCATTTATAGTTAATGCAGAAAAATCTAATGTACGGCTATCGACTGCGATATATGGAAATGTATTAAATTCAACTGGATCGATCATTCCGTTGATGTGGGATGCAATAAACAAGAAGTATAAATTGAAATTGTATTCTCTGGATATGACTCGATTTATGATTGATATTGAACAGGCAATTGATTTAATAGAAACTGCATTATCTGTATCTGGATACAATGTTATTCCGAATATACGATCATTCAAAGTATCTGATTTATTTGAAATTTATTCAGAAAAATTTGGACTTGAATATGAAGTTGGACAGCCTCGTATATCAGAAAAAATACATGAAATGATGTTTTCAAAAGAAGAATCGACGCGAATATCATTTCACGTAGATACGTTTATGATGCATTATAAAAATCAATTTGATCGTATACATCCACTTAAAGAGTTTACGAGTGATCATGTTGTTGTTACAAAAGATGAATTAAAAACTATTTTAGAAAAATATGAATATTTTAATACTCGGCCATAAAGGCATGTTAGGGCATATGTTAGTAAAGTATTTTACTGATAAAGGTTATAATGTACATACTACCGATGCTCGATTTAAATCTGTTCAGTTTGGTAATATGATAATGAATTTTCATGGCGACTTTATTATTAATGCAATAGGCGCTATACCGCAAAAAACAAATGACTTTTCTATAAATGCTGAATTGCCGATTTGGTTAGATGTGACGTCAAATGTTCCAGTAATACATCCCGGTACGGATTGTGAAATGGATGATGATGAGTATGGTATATCAAAAAGAAAAGCTCGTGATTATATTGTTAATAACGGTGTAAGAACGAAAATCATCCGCGCGTCTATTATCGGGCCCGAGCTCAATGATAAAAAAAGTTTATTAGAATGGTTTTTGAATAATGATGAAGTATCATGTAATGGATTTACCAAAGCCATGTGGAATGGAATAACTACATATGAATGGGCTGTACAATGTGAACAATTGATGAACAATTGGGATGTATACCTCAAAGAAACGATTATATCTGGCAATTGTATTTCAAAATTTGCATTACTAGACATTATTGCATCTGTATTTGAAAAATCGATCAACATTTTACCAATTGAGCTTGGTATTGATAAATGCTTAGTAGCTGATATTAAAACAAAAAATATTAAGGAACAGTTAATTGAACTAAAGGAATATTATTATGATAATAGACGTTAATCCAGAATTTGGGTATGAATTAGTTTGTTCAATTCCATACGCCAATTGGTTACATCAAAACAATCAATTAGAAAAGGTAATTACATGTACAGATATGAAACCTTTTTACTTTTTTGCAGATAATGTTGAAGAACGATATACTAAACGTAGTATAGATAATAATACTAACGGTGTTCAAAACTTGCCAAATTCATGGATTCATCATAATGCTTTAGCATTGACTGGCAAAGATTATTCCGAATTAACGGAGCAACAGCAATATGATGTAAATGGATGTTTAGATTATAGTCAATGGACGGCACCCGATTTTAAAACAAAGTATTATGATGATTCCTTGCAATTACCAGAAAATTACATTGTAATATCAAATCGATATAATTTAGAACATGGAGCAGCCCCGGTTGGATATTTTGACATAGAATCGTTATATAACATTATTACATATTTGACGGAACAAGGATATACAGTCATATATAAACGTCCAAAAAATACAGAATTTGCTACTGATCCTAATGAGCTAGTCAATATTGATATTACAGCTAATGTTAAAGATATAGGTATCATAACAGATTATCAATTAATTGAAATGTTAGATGGCGCCTATTTATTTGATGATATACAAAAAAATATACCCGGGACATATAATGAAACTCAATTAAAAATATATGCTCGATCATCTGGATTTATATCAATGGGCGGCGGTTCTAGTATATTATGTAGTTATTTTGATACTCCGGTTGTAATATACGTAAACACCTCCGGTGATATACGTCCTGGATACTTCGACGGTGATTCTTATTTTAAGAAATTATCTAATGCGATGATCTATCCGGTAATTGATAAAAAAGATGATATACTATTACGTGGGTATCATGATTATGCTAAATTATATAAAACAATACGTAATGTATTCAAATAAAGAAAATATATGAAAATTTCAATAATTCAACCAAGTAGAAACAATCTAAAGTATCTTAAATGGTCTTATGATGCAATTCGTAAAAATCAAGGAGAACATGAAGTAGAAATTTGCGTAGCAGATGACTTCAGTGATAAGGACGGTACATGGGATTGGTGTACGGAAATGATGGCGAAAGATCCGCATTTCAAAGCAATACGTAATGAAGGTCCAACTCGTTTAGGTCATACGATATTATATGACCGATTAATTAATGAAGTGGCAAGTCATGATGTTTGTATGATATATCACGCTGATATGTATTTATGTCCTGGAGCGTTAGATGAAATTGAAAGACATATTGCTCCAAAAAAAATTGTATCGCTTACTAGAATTGAACCACCATTACATCCTCCGGGGCCAGAAAAGATATTACAAGATTTTGGTACTGAACCTGAAGAGTTTAATGAATCAAAATTAATACAATTTGTCCACTTATTAGCAGTGACAGGCGATGAGGAAAAAGCACCTACGTTTGGTGTATTTGCACCATGGGCTTTTATGAAAGCGGATTTTCAAGAGATAGGAGGACATGATCCATTATATGCACCTCAATCAAAAGAAGACTCGGACATCTTTAATCGATTTCAATTAAATGGAGTTGAATTTATTCAGACTTGGCAAGGATTTGTATATCATATGACATGTAGAGGTAGCAGATTTAATCCAGAACTAACTACTCCAGGAAAGAATTCAAATGAATGGGAAGCTCAGAATATGAGATCAACTCGTAACTTTATACGCAAATGGGGACATTTCTGTAAACATGATGAATTAATGAAACCTATCATTCCAAGTAAATATAACATTGCCTTTGTAGTTAGGAACTGTAATCAATTGATGTTATCATATATTGAACCATGGGGTGATAGGACATATATTGAAGATGATATGCATATATTAATCGATTCGTATATTGAATTGGAACAATCTAATACCATGTTTGATCTGAAAAAACGTGTATTTCATATTGGCCACAATGATCCATACGGTGAAAATGATATTGTAGTTGAATTTGATATGAATCGATTGACCAGAGATGATTATAACAATATACAGTCATTGTCAGAAATTTTAGATGCATCTGATTTATTAACTGAATTCCATGAACCAGGTGAAGAGTTTCAATTAGGAAATCTCAAAATAACAATTTACAGTGTACAACATTATGAAAAGGATTTAATTTTATGCAAAAAGTAGTAGTGACAGGAGGAGCCGGTTTTATTGGTTCTAATATGGTCGATCGTTTAATACACGAAGGAAAAGAGGTGATAGTACTCGATAATTTATCAACAGGTAAGCTTGAAAATGTTAATAGTAAAGCAACGTTTTACAAAATTGATTTAGCAGAAATCGAAGTAGATGAGTTAGTTACTTTATTTAAAGACGTTGATGTAGTATTTCATTTTGCTGCATTAGCGCGTGTACAGCCATCAATTGAAGATCCGTTAACATTTAATAATGCCAATGTCAATAGCACGTTAAAAGTTCTTATGGCGTCTCATAAAGCAGGTGTTAGTCGAGTTGTATACAGCGCATCATCATCTGCATACGGCAATACAGAAACATTACCAACACCAGAATCAGAATCAACGAATCCGTTATCACCATACGGATTGCAAAAATTAATTGGCGAGCAATATTGCAAACTGTTTAGTGAAGTATATGGTTTAGATACTGTATCACTTCGATATTTTAATGTATACGGTGAACGTATGTTATTAGAAGGTGCATATTGTTTAGTGATGGGTATTTTTGCAAAACAAATGCTTGAAGGTAAGCCATTGACTATTACAAACAATGGAGAACAACGTAGAGATTTTACGTATGTACAAGACGTTGTTGAAGCTAATTGGTTAGCGGCTACATATTTGGATAAATTGAATGGCGAAGTATTTAATATAGGAAACGGCAATAATTATTCAGTTAATGATGTAGCAGACATGATGGGCGGACAAAAAACATATGGGTTTCCGCGTATCGAACCGTATGAAACATTAGCTGACAATACTAAAGCTAAACGTATTTTAAAATGGAAACCAATTGGTAATTTGACAAATTGGATCAAAAAATATAAAATAGATCTAGGTATATGAATTATTATATACTTTTTCCGGGTGATACAGAAGCAGATACCATTAATGACCAAAACCATCTAGGCGATGATAATGGATTTGGAGTGTTTTGGGCTGGCGGCGGATTCAGATTACTTCAGCGGTTAGTAACAGAAAATCATACAGAGACGCTTGATGCTAGTCGTATATTTAATGACCGAGGAAACCAGATATCAGTTGAAGATTTTTTAGATACTATATCAAAACGCCAAATACGAGTACCGAAATAAACTTTTGCATATTTATTCAAAAGGAATAAGTATGATCAAGAAAAAGATACAAGACTTTAAAAACGCTGTTGATCGGTTTTCGTTTGCTCAGATGACGTCTAACTCAGATGGAAAAACATCGGGGTCGGGTACGATGGGTATATTGATATGTACAATAGGATGTTTAACATTCTTATTAGGATGTATAGATAAAATGTTCATAAACAATGACATTGACATTTTAACACAAACTATTATATTTACTGGAATAGGCGCAGCATTATTAGGATATCGTAAATCAATTGATCAGAATTTACCTGAATCAAGAAATGAGGAGCAATAATGCCATATACGTATAAAAAGGTTGGTGACAAATATTGTGTGTATAAAAAAGATGGTGGTGCAAAAGTTGGATGTACGGCAGGCAATAAAACTGCTCTTAAAAAATATTTAAGTGCATTACATGTTAATGAATCACATTCATACGATCATGAAGTTTCCATGGCAGAAAAACAGTTAGAAGATATCATTCGTAATGCCGTTGAACTAATTCAAAAGCTTGGAACTCAAGAGCGTAACATCCCAGGTTGGATATCAGATCATATATCTCAGTCACAAAATTTCATCAATCAAGCTAATTACGGATTTCATGAGTTAGATGAATCATTGAATGAGGATAAACCGTGCTGGAAAGATTATGAAATGATAGGAATGAAAACAAAAAATGGTAAACAAGTTCCTAACTGTGTTCCAAAAAATGAACGTGTATTGTATCGTAATGAATCGATGCGTTTTGAAATAGTCGAATCAGATGAACCATATCCAATTGAAGAAGCAGAATACCAAGGACGTAATGTAAAGCTAGGTAAACCTATGCAAGGCGATGTCAAAAAATTTAAAGTATATGTGAAAAATGAAAAAGGTAACGTTGTTAAAGTTAACTTTGGACAAAAAGGTATGACCATCAAGAAAAATAATCCAGAACGACGTAGGTCTTTCAGAGCACGTCATAACTGTGATAATCCCGGACCTCGTGATAAAGCCAGATACTGGTCATGTCGTAAATGGTAATGTTATGGAAGATGAATGGTATCCTGATCAAGGATTGTAAATTATGATTAAATTAGCAAACTTATTAAAAGAACAAATGCAACCGCAATTTGAACCGGTAAAATTGCATTGGAAATATGAAGACTATGAACCTGCGTTTGACGCGGAAACAATGAAACTTCATTATACTAAACATTACATAGGTTATATCGATAAACTTAATAAAGCAGTTGTCGATGAAAACATTCCGGTAGTGTTTGATGATAAAATGGGCGGCATTCATCGCATATTAGAAACAGTATCTCAGTACAGTAATACAGTTCGAAATAACGGCGGAGGATTTCTTAATCATACAATTTGGTTTGATCAACTCAATCCAGAACATAAAGGAAAGATATCGGGAATGATTGAACCAATGTTTAATGATCAGTATGGTGATTATGAAAAATTCAAAGAAGAATTTAAACAGGCATCATTAGATCATTTTGGTTCAGGTTGGGTCTGGTTGATGTATGACAAAGGCGAACTACGTATCACCAGTACCGATAATCAAGACAATCCATATATGGACATTGTGAATGAACCAGGTAAAATTCTTATGGGTATTGATTTATGGGAGCATTCATATTACTTGAAATATAAAAATGATCGAGCAAAATACGTCGATAACTTTTTCAAATTGATTTGTTATGACATGGTCAATGATCGTTTAGACAGGGCAATTAACTCATTAACATATTGATATGGAAAAGGTATTAGGATATATTCGACCGGCAGCTGCCTTTCATACATTGCAAGAATGGCAAACTGTTGCCAAGCGCATGTTAGCATTACAGAAACAAGGCATTGATACGAGGGGTGGTTTTCTTAACAATCATCCAGAACTACATTCACTCATTGATAAATACTTCTCATATCAGTTTTATACTGAAGAACCTCGTTATGATTTGCTTACAAAAAAGAATGTGTTAGATTTCGTTGAAGATTTTATTAATCATAGACTTTGGTCGTTGGATGAAGAATATGGTCGATATTTCAAAAACATATGGGATTTAAAATTTACATATTTTTATTCACGCGGTGATATAGAACCTTATGTGATGTTAGATGAAGAATATACAACACAAATTTATGGAAGTACAAACAATGTAATGCAACTTAAACATTATACAGATATGGATGGAGTTGCTCGATTGGAATCAGCTTTGGAAACAGGTAATGTATTTGACATATCAGCATTCACAATGGCGGAGCGAGCATTCTTTCGCAAAGAATCAAATCTAGTAGTTGAATTCATAGGCAATGTACGTGCTGGATTCAAAAGCGATATAAAATCATATGCAATAGATAATGGTAGAAAGGCATGCAATCTTTATCGGTTAGGATATCCTAGTGATACCGAAAACAATATCTGTTATGAATTAGAATCTTGTCAGTCAGCTGTAGAAACTGCGTTATGGAATGAATACATTGCAACGCCAATGCAAATATTAAAAGTGAGTAGAATATGATATCATTAAAAAAAATAATGCAAGAAGCATTCGGTGATTATTACAAAAAGAATGTTTGGACAGAATTGCCAAAACGAATGGTCGCGGATAATGCAGATGAACTATTTGATTTGATACAATCGGCGTATGCTGATAAAGGCGGCAATCTTAAGATTAAAAGTCGTAATGATGTCATGAATCGTTCTGAAATCAATTATTGGTTAGCAATTGATACTGACAACGATCCTGATCCAGATGCAACCGTAGCCGGACGAACTACACCAGTTGGTCATAAAATATCAATAATAGGACAAGATGGTGGTAAAGATGCAAAACGAGCAGCAGTTGAAAAATTTATTGCGTTAATGAAGAGGCGCGGCTTTTACGCAGAGATAGATATAGATCTAGCTAATAAATTTGGATTAGATGTTATTACAGATCCAGCTATTATATCAAAAGTATTGGCAGGTAAAGAAATTGAACATCTTGGAAAAGGTTTATATAAACGTACTATTGGAGCTGCTGGTAAAGCCAAAGAAAAAGTATTAATAGGAATACCAAAAGTATGATTAGATTATACGAGATATTACGGCATTCATTGATAAAAGAATTTTCCGATGATTTAGAAAAGTCTATATCAGAAGCTTCAGTATCACCATCATCTCGTTTGAAAATGTTACTTCGTAAGGCCGATTCAACTGTATTCAAACCATTTGGAATTAAACCGTCTCAACAAAAATATTTTATCGCAGGATCGGCTCGAATATACTTATATCCTGAATTAGTTAAATCATTAAATCTCAAACCAATTGGTGATTTAGACATAGTCGTTCCAGATAATACGTATTGGAATCATGTTGAAAAATATATACAACAGTATCCGAATGATGCAGTAGGTCCTAAAGAAATTGAAATGAAAAGATATTCTCCTACTCCGGAAGAAGATATCGATGTATTTGACGCGTGGTTGCCAAAATATGATGAAGAATCAACTGGAAATTTTGAAGTTAGAAATACTGATATAATACTTAAAAATGCTAGAAACTTAGGAGGATACTATTATATGAGTTTCTACGATATCATTGATTATAAATTTGCATTGAAGCGGGAAAAAGAAAAACCTATCATCGATTTATTGATTAAATATAAAAATGCATCAGATTCAGAAAAAGAAACTATTAAAAAACAAGTTATGTCTATAGTAGGAAATGATTCACGCGAAGCTGATGAATTTTTACAACCTGCCGTAAATAGTTAACAAAAGCTTTGGTACTTTGAAAAATAGTTATTATATTTATGTATAAATTAAAAGTTATGCATATTTTATATCTTCATGGATTAGAATCTCCCGCGGGTGGTGAGAAGGTTGAGTATTTAAGAATGTTAGGCCATATGGTCGAATCTCCAGAAATTGATTATACTGATGAAAAGACGTTTAATCAGTTAAGAACGTTCATTCAGTTCGCAGAGATGGAAGAGCCAGTCGATTTAATTATTGGTTCAAGTATGGGTGGTTATTTTGCATATGAGTTAGGTAAGTATTACGGCATACCGGTATTGTTATTTAATCCTGCATTGCATAGTCGTCCATATGAACCTGTTTGTAAAACAATTGATCCGGCATTAGCTTCGTCTCCGTTAATCTTTTTAGGAGTTGGTGAGCATGACGATGTTATTGATTATACAAAGACGTTAGATATCTTAGATAACAATGTTGGTGAGTCATTCTTCCGTGGTAATTATTGGAAAGGTGATCACGGACATAAAACGCCAATAGAATTCTTTCAGAAAGTATTTGCCAATACAGAAGAACGCTTATCAAAAATTACTCAATGAATCTTGCATTAGGATTAATATATTTCTTAGTCGGTCAAACCGTAGTCTGGTTTACAACTAATGCTCAATTCTATAACAAATGGGCAGAAGACAAACCTATCATAATGACTATGATCGCAGCACCTGTGACATATCTGTTCATATTAGGCACCAAGCATTGCGCATTACATTTTGATGGCATGTTATGGCCTGGTCGATTCATTGGATTCGCAATGGGTATGGTGGCATTTACCATGTTAACATATTGGGTTATGGATGAGGCTATCAATATCAAAACCATTATATCATTGGTGTTAGCAGTAATATTAGTTTGTATACAAATTTTCTGGAAATAGAATTGCGTGTATATTTATTAATAAATTAAAAAAAGTAATATCGTGAAAACAACTAAACAAAGATTAATGGAGCTAGCTGGTTTAGTAAATGAAGCAGTAGATCCAAGCAATTGGCCTCTTGGGTATTTCGAAGTTAAAAACACGTTTGAAATCACTCCCGGTGGTGGTTGGCGCGTTACATTTACCAAAGGCGATATCCTACAAGTAGCAGTATCCAAGATAGATCGTAGCATACAAACTATCACACGTTGGAACGCCTTAAAGCAAGACTGGGAAGTAAAAGCTCCACCGATTAGCGGGTACAAAGATAACGGTGGTATGTTCCCTATCTCAGCGTTTGGCGGGTCACAATCTTGGACAGCTAAATTTGCTCAAAACACCATTCCACTATCGAAAGGCAAAGCGGACACTAAGATCAAATCCGCCGCGGCTGAGACTGTATTGACTGCTAGAGAGGCTGTTAATATGTTGTCTAAATTGCCATCAAATCAAAAGGTCAAAATCACAATTGTATAGAAGGAAATCGCATGCCAATCAAATTGAAATCGATATTAAAAGAATCGCGTATAAGATTACGTGAGGATGAAACAACTGATACACTTAAAAATACACTGACTAGTAGTAGTTATGAAACATTTGTTACTCAATTAGGCGATGCCGTTAAAGATTCTAAAGTGAAAGCTGTGCTCGCCGCGGGCGAGGAAGATGGTGTTCCTGCAGATGAAAAAATTACATTAACAGATGGCGACATTGACGTTACAGCATTACGTCCAACTCAAAATGAAATTGCTTTAGATAAATCATTGACATATCCATTGACAGATGTGAAATCAGCTGAGTCTTGTTTAAAAGGCGGTACCGTAGCAATTGCCGGAAAACGTATTATAACCGCGGAAGGTAGTTATATTGTCGATGGACATCACCGGTGGTCTCAACTATATGCAATGAATAAGGATGCAAAGATTGCTGTAACAGATATGGTGTCTCGCGATCTAAAGAATCCATTGGACTTCTTAAAAATAACACAAGTAGCTATCGCAGCTGATTTAGGTAAAGTTCCTACTCAGACTGCGAAAGGTTCTATCAATTTAATAACTATATCAGAAGATCAGCTTAAAAAGTTTGTTATTGATACTATTAAAGATCCGGTATTGGACGTATTTAAAAAATATAATAAAGCAACTACTAAAGAAGAAGCAGCTGATTATATTTGGACCAACGTTCAATCAATGCAGAAAACATCGAAGCCAGTTGCTGGCGCGCCGAAACGCGACTTTATGCCTCAAACTGATGATGCAAAGAATTGGGAGAAATTAGCTGCAGCTGGATCATTAAATTATAAAGAACCATTTACAACATCAGAATCGATTAACAAAACACGTTGGCGTCAAATCGCAAACATAAAAAAGAAATAACATGGCAAACGAACTACCAGAATATTTTGATAACATTGTACTAGGACAATATGCAATGACAGGCGTACCGCTTAAGGTATTTGCAAATGATCGTTATTATATCATCCCATCACCTGATGATGTTGATGATCCGCTTATTGGATATGGTATGACGCCATCTGGTAAAATGGAACCATTTGATTATCGTGATATTGAACATATTATGGTATCTGGGAACAAAGTTGACTTGGCAGCATATACAAAAGCAATGGGAGATGAACTCAAAGGCGTTAAAAAAGCGTCTGATGCCAAAGGCGGTGAGGAGAAAAAAGAAGAAGGCGGTGAAGAAGAAAAGCCTGCAGCTGAAGAAGAAGGCGAAGCTCCAAAAAGCCCGTTTGAATCATTTGATCCTTATGCAAAGAAATGGTCATTGAAAGCATTGTATGAAATTTCCAAAGAAGAGCATAAAGCTCAGGAAGATGCATTGAAAGCAGAAATGGAAGCCGGTAAAGCAAAAATCGCTGCGGCTAAAGACAAAATGAGTGATCTTAAGAAACAACCTATTGATGATGGTGTTATCATTGAAGGCCCGTATGATAATATGACAATCAAAGATCTTCACTTTGAAATCGATCCTAAAAAATTTGAGGCAATGAAACTTGCTTTAGGTGCTAGGACGGGCGGTATCACATCTCGCGAGAAAATTGAAAATGCTGATTATGAACTTAAACGATTTAGAAAACAAATTCAGTACGGTGATGGAAATAATTTAGAACCGTTTAAAGTAGATTCATATGAATCTCTCACATCTAAGTTAGTTAATGGACCTCATGCAAAAAAACGAGCTCCAGAGCGTTGGACTCAAAAAAAGTATGATCAATGGATTGAAGATATTGCATCCGAGGGCGGTGCTGATAATGCATATGATATGGCACGTAATGCATCGAAAGAACTTCAACAATGGGTTAAACGTAATCTAGTATATGATGAAACGCCGTTAGAAAGAATACAATATGATATTGAAGCATTAGCCGAGGGAGTGATTAGTGAAAGTGTTATCAGCGACATACTAATTATAGCAATGGAAAGTACTACGTATGATAAATTTATATCCGAACTGATCAAACAAAAATTACTTAAGCGTGAAGATCTTCGCGATCCAGAACTAGTTGATGAATTAAAAACAATGTATCGCGGCCAAGCTTTAGGTAAGCGAGAATCAGTTAATGAACTCAAATTAACATCGGCAGGTGTTAAAGAATTGTTAGCAGCGATTTATTATAATTGGGATAAACTACGCAGCGTAATGAAACGAGAAAGATATTTCAATTCCTTCAAGGATATTGTTGCGTATCTTAAATCAGGAGATCAGGAAGAACAACAATCACTTGAAAAGTTTGTCCGAGCTCAAGGAATTAAAATAGGTACTCTTGAATCAGCTCATGTAAATGAATCTGATTATCAGATCAGACCAGCTCTG